ACACCCAGCACGACTTCCCAGTGGGCACCGTCATCTCGGGCACAGAGGTGGCGAACGAGTTCTTCCAGCACATGGTCCCCTCCAAGTTCATCCACGACAAGTACTCTCCCCAGATCGTGATGAACGTGATCAAGCGTCAGATGAATGTGAAGCAGAACCGTAATAAAGCGAAGAACGCAGGCGGCGGATCGTCATCCATTGATCCTCGTGCCTTCCTGATTCTGGACGACTGTCTGTACGACTCTTCGTGGATCAAGGAGGAGTCTACGCGGTACGTGTTCATGAACGGCCGCCACATTGATATGATGACCATCATCACCATGCAGTATCCCCTGGGCATCACGCCGAACCTGCGTACCAACGTGGACTTTGTCTTCATTCTTCGTGAGAATATCCTAGGTAATCGTCGTAGGATTTACGAGAATTACGCGGGTATGTTTCCTACGTTTGAGATGTTCTGTACGTTCATGGACCAGTGTACCGAGAATTTTGAGTGCCTGGTGATCTGTAACAACGTGAACTCCAACAAGTTGGAGGACCAGGTGTTCTGGTACAAGGCCGCAGAGCACCCGCCGTTCCGTATGTGTGACTCGAGTTTATGGGCGAACAATCAGCCGTTCCATTCAGCTATCCTCGCCGCTGACGAGTATAACGCTTCGGCACTCCGTAAGAAGAACGCCGCCCCTTCCGTGTGGGTGCGGAAGGACGGCGGCGGCGGTGCCTCCTAGTGCGACGCCTTTTACCTCCCGACGAGACATCTCCTGTCGAGGCTGGCGTATCGGGCGGCGGCGGCGGCGGCGGGCGGGGGCGGCGGCCCGGCGAACGTCCTCGTACAATCAACGGCTTCAACGGCGGCGGAACAGTTACGAGCGCCGCGTTGTTGGCGAGTTCCGTGGCGACGGCAGGGCCAGGTTTGGTTTTCAAGTCATCAAGCTGGGCCCTCGCCAGCTCCGCCGCCGCACGGGCGGCTTCTCTCTGTGCATTCGTCAGACCCAGCATCGCCGCCGCTTGATCCGCCACTGCGGTATCGGCATCCACCTCCCTTTGTTTCATACGTATTTTTTGTATGAACCTGAACAACCATAATGACGCTATGCATAACACTATCCCCGCTGCGACCTTAGATCCACCCGCTTCCCATATTCCACGCGAAGCGTTATCTTCCGTATGAACACTAGCTCCAATGCTTTCAGCCTGTGTTTCGAATATACCTTGAAGCGTCAGTGGCTCTCCATCAACAAGACCCACTGGCACAGTGGTGCCAGGGGGCGGCGGATGAAAACTGGTTTGTAAAAAGGCCGGCGACGGGTCACCTTCGGTCCCTGTATATCGGTTCGCCACCACTTCCTGAAGTTCCTCAGCGGTTACTGCAGCAGCTCCAGGACGAGGACCGAATATAGAGTCTACAAACTGTTGTACCTGCATTCCGGCGGCGACACCGAGAGCGAGGTTCATATATGTCGGGAAAGAGTTCGCCGCACTGATCGCCGCGGCGCCGGTAAGGAGTGTGCCGCCACCGACAACGATGATTGCATCCGATAGGGTCCAACACAGTGCAATGAAAAGACACTCTACGTATTCTAGTTTAGTCAGGGGACGGCCTCCCTTCATACGCCACCGCCCGCCGCCCCGCACGCCGACAGGATCGCCAACCGCCTCCGTCGTCGCCGTCGGTGTTTTCGTGACCGTCGCTTCTTCCGACTGAGTGGCAATCTTGTCAAGAAGTTCAACGAATACCTTCCTATGTCTAGGTGGCAGGACTGTCACGAGCATTTTCGTGAGAATTTCTAACTGTTCCTCGTTTTTCGAATCGTCAGTGCCCTCCAGTGACCCGGACAGGTTAATTTTTATTAACTTGGCGAACTTGACCCACTTCTCTCCATCATCGGCCGTTTTCGCCTCCATTACTTATTCTCAACACTTTACTCCCGGAGAACTCCCTCTGACGGATGAACGGGCATGGAGGCTGCCGCGACGACATCCTCTAGCTTCCCGGCCGCGGCCTCTAACGCGTTCGCCTTACGACGACGCTCATTCTCCTCCTTCTGCTTCTTGATCGAGTCCTCACGCTGGTCCGCGAAGAACATCTCCTTGTTCACCTCGTTCTCCTTGTACCTCCGCATCAGCTCGTTCAGCTCACGCTCGGCGTACTCCACCTCCGGCATCAGGTGCTCCGAGGGATCCCACGGCAGCCACGCACCGACCTTGCCGATGAACAGGTTGTCCTTCGGGTAGCGACGCTGGAGGACCTTCGCAAACATCTGCGTCTCCTCAACCGACGCGAAGCAACGACGCACCTTGACGCCACGCATGTTCGTCTGGAACTCGACCTTGTTGTCGTACAACTCCTGAAGGTCCTTCTCGTTCTTGAGGAGAAACACCTGGTACTGCTCGTGGACGTCCGTCTTCTTCACATCCGCATTGTGAACGGCCGTGAACTCCTGGGCGTCCTTGAAGAGGTCGTCCACCTTGAGACTGTACTTGGTCGCGAGGAAGGACATGAACTTCTCCATGCCCTTGATCTTCCAGTCATAGTCCATCCACTCAATGAACCGCTCAAACATGAACTCGTTCTTCTGCTTGATCACCTTCTCCGGACTGAGGAAGGAGATGATACAGTACTTCTGCGTCGGGATTTCGCTGTCCTCTTCTAAGTAATCGATGTGGGAACCATCGTCCTCCTTCTTGGGTAGAGTCTGAGGCGTGCTGGGCATTTACTTGAACGTGTCACTTAATCGTAAGTTCTTTCTACGCAGGGTATAAATGTATGACCTCATCACCACCGCGTTACTTTTCCTGCTGCTGACTCCGGGCGTGCTGCTGTCCCTTCCCTCGTCTTCCCACGGCGACATCACGACGGCTCTGGTTCATGCTCTGGTGTTCTGGATCATTCTGCGGTTCATGAGTGCCATCATTCCATGGTGGGTGATCTGGGTTGCGGCGATTGGACTGGTTGGATACAAGTTCTCTACGCCGTCGTCTTCGGGGACATAAAAAATCCTCCTACGTTACAAACAAATGGATTCTAAGCCGAAGCCTACGCCGTCTGGTGTTGATATGAGTGACCTGCTGATGCGTCTTGTCAAGTATGCCCTGGAGGGTCTCGCAGTTGCGATTGCCGCGTATGTCCTGCCGGGCAAGACGCTCAAGGCGTCGGAGGTTGGCATGATTGCCCTGGTTGCGACGGCGACGTTCGCGATCCTGGACATCTACGCCCCGAGTGTCGGTGCCTCTGCCCGCACGGGTGCTGGTTTCGGTATTGGTGCCGGCCTGGTTGGTTTCCCCAGCGGGGGCCTTAAGATGTAAGAGTCTTGACTCCGGTTAAGACAGCGGTCGCCACCGCGGTGGACACGACCACACCGTACGCATTCTGAGTCGTCTGGCCGATCGTCACCAGAGTCGAGCACACAGGGCTTGCTGTGACCACAAGCCCCTTCAGAAGGTCGACCAGCGAATGCGGTATACAGAGCATATTGTGAGCGGTCATGCTCACATAGTGAACGCCATAGTTCAACGCGACGCCCAACAATAACTTGCCCGCCATTTCCATTTACCACTTACCCTAGAAGAACAACCAATATGAAGGCGGCTATCCGTTTTCGTGGGCGTTGGAGAGAGATCTCGCCACGCCCATATGAACCCGAGCGTATGACCACGGATGTCGCGTGGATTCAACTGAAGGAGGAGGTCACTCCGGAAGAAGCCTATCGACTGTGGTATGAAACGCAGCGTACAATTTCTCGCCTCTTTCAACAATGTGGATCGAAGCCGCCTTCCTCGTCTTGCTCTTAGTCATCGTGTACCGTTTCTGGAGGAGTCAGCCGAAACGCGAGGTAAAGACGGACACTGCCCGCCTCTACTTTTTCTACACAACGTGGTGCGGACACTCGAAGAAGGCCATGCCTCAGTGGGAGAAGGTCGAGTCTGAACTGAGACAGTCGCCACTCTTTGGGAAGACGAACGTTGAACCCGTGAGCGTCGACGCTGAGAAGGACCCGAAGACCGCCTCGCTGTACGAGGTCAATGGCTACCCGACGATCAAGCTTGAGACATCAAACGGAGTCTACGAGTTCGATCGGGCCGTCACCTACGAGAACGTCATGGACTTCCTTCGGGAGACGCTTGGCAAAGAACCGCATCGCCTGTGAGTATCCGGCATCAATCATCCGCGTCTTATCCTCGTCCTTCAATTCATCCAGCAGGTAGATTCCGTCGATATTCAAGTTGATGGCATCTGCGTGTACGCGAACCGATCGCAACCCTGCCCAGAGCGTGCGGACCATATCAAATACAGAAATGGTTTCCAGTGTCGAAGGGAAAATGGCCTGCTTGATGTGGGCGATGTCAAGCACCAACGTACCCTTCGGAACCGCATCATACATGTTCTCTGCGTAGACACCGCCGTCAATGTACAGCTGATTGTGAATGACCTGTGGATGGTAGATGAACGGGAGGCAGCAGGATGCCTTCATCGCCGCCAAGAGCGGGATGTTACCGGTCAGTAGCGTCGGACGCTGGGTGGTGATATTCGACGCGAGTAGGTACAGTTTCTGCGGTGTGTCGGAGATCATCTTTCCACGGAGGTCAATGCCCATCGAATCAAAGATGCGAAGAAACAACTCCTCCATCAAATCCATCGTGAACAGTCCCTTCTTCTGCGTGAAGGCAAGGATCGTCGCATGACGGTACGACGGTAGGAACGCCGATGTATTCACGTACTTCATACAGACCTCCTCGGCTTGCGTGTACGACAGCCCGAACGCTACACCTGTCGCGATCACGGCACCTACCGAACAACCGTATACGCCATCGGGAAAGTTCAGATTTCCCTGCTTCTCCTCCACCGCCTTCAGTGCCCCCAAAATCAGGAAGCCGCGAATTCCGCCGCCTCCGAGTGCCAATGCCTTGAACATTCTAGTTGATAAGAACAACAATGCTGAAAGCCCGTGATGTCATCCAGGAGCAAGAGAACCAACGCGAGCGACGCATGTCCGCCATGCGTCCCGTGTTGGCCCAGTTGTACGCCCAGATCAAGAAGCAAGCGATTCATTCTCCCGATGCCCCTTACATTGTGTTTGAGATCCCCAAGTTCGTCTTTGGATACGCCTTGTACAAGCTGTCCGAGGCACGCGAATACCTGCTCAATTCTCTCGCAGAATCGGGGTTCAATGCATGGCCGGTCAATAACGACTACATCCTGATCTCGTGGTCTCGCCAGCAGATGCACCGCGGTCGCCCGAGTTTGCTCACAAATTACCGACCACAAGTCTATGATCCCGTCGCATTAGGAAGTATGTTCCAACAGTAATGCAAAACGAAACGTCATCTTCACACAGCAACTCAACCACATGAACTGCGACCATGTTAATACTACGTGCTCTGATGGCGAACGTGTGTGTATCGATTGTGGAACGATTATCGGCAGCATTGTGGACGAAGGTGCCGAGTGGCGAATCTACGCAAACACCGAAGATGATCCCTCCCGTACGGGCGGCGTCACCAACGAGTTACTCCCCGATTCCTCCTACGGTTCGATGATGATGCGTCGACGCATCCCCGGACAATCCGAAGAAGCCAAGACCATTGCGAAGCTCTCGTCGTGGTCGTTCTCGAGCCACGGTGAGAGGTCTTGGATGGGCATCTTTGATGCGATTCAGGCATCGTGTGGCCGCATTGGACTTCCCAAGGCGATCATTCACGATGCGTGTGCTCTCTTCAAGCAGGTAGAGGACGCCCGCAAGTCGCGAGGAGAGACACGCAGGGCTCTGATGGCAGGTGCGGTGTTTACTGCCTGTCGCCAGCACAATGCCACGCGGACACACGAAGAAATTTCGAATCTGTTCCACGTGTCGATCCGTGCCATGTGTAAGGGTCTGAGTCGGTTTGATGGCGAGGTCTCGTCTGTTCTGAACACCCAGCTCGGCATCGCGGAGCGGATCTGTGCGGACATGGGGATCGGTGACTCTGAACGCGACGCCATTCTCCTCCTTCTCAACCAGCTCCCGGAGATGGAGCACACACCCAAGACCATTGTGGCTGGCGTGATCTCCCACGTGCTAGGCGGACGACTGACGGACATTTCCGCAGCCTCCGGAGTCTCTTCGGTGTCCATCCGCAAGATGACAGAGAAGCTCAGCCGATAGGGAAGAAGGTGATGTTATAGAAGTACGGGGTAGTAGTAGGCGAGGTCGCCTGGTTGCTAAACGTGATCGTAGGGGGCGTTACATTAATACTTCCTAGAGGAGTCAAGCCACCGACCGATCCGATCGTGCTTGCCGCGGTAAGGTTGACCGCACTGTTCGAGTTGAACACGACATAGTTCGCCGAAACGTAAACGCCCGGTGAGGCTGCACTGTTCATAAGCGTGATCACCATGAGACCATTTGTTTTTATTACGTTAGAGAGCGTATAGACCGCGGTACTTAACGCACTTGGATAGGTAAACCCAGTCGAGCCGCTCTGTAGTGACCAATATCCGGCCGACTGGACCTGTCCGCTAATGACCGCCGCTCCGCTTAAGGCCAATGTCATCGAACCGCCACCAACGACCGACTTCATCTCAACAAACGACGCATTCGACGCCCCCGATGTGTTCGTGGACCCATCATACATGTTCGACATGGCGATCTGTCCGTAGCCGTCGGTCACTCGAAATTGTCCGTTGACGTCCAGCTGATACTGTCCGGGATCACGGCCAATGGATATGCCGTTCTGGACACGCATGCTACCCACCACATCAAGCGAAAGAGTACCCGCACTGAGAGGAGTATAGGGATACGTGTAGGAGTTTGCATTCGTGTTGGTCGTCCCGATCGCAGTGACGCCGGTCGAGAAATCGCCCGCGATCAAGGCCGTCTGTCCCGATCCGATAAAGAACTTGTTCGACATCGTTGCCGGGACGTTGCAGGAAATCGTTGTAGCGGTGATTGTTGTACCGTTGTAATTCGAGTTAAAGATGGCATACGGTGCCAGTCCAACCGCAACGGCTCCCGTGGATGTAGACAGCGGACCTGTCGTTGCGTTACTGTATGTAAAGGACGTGGATGTAGGCGTTGACGTCACGATCGCGGTTCCGTTGAATCCGGTGGGCACGAGTCCTGAGATCACAACCGATTGTCCGATTACAACACCGGTTGCCGTTGACGTCGTACAGGTGACAATGTTGGATGCGAGCGTTGCGGTCAATGCAGTCGAACTCGTCGGACACAGATTGTTGCCGATAAGCAGGTTGTTCGACCCAGTGATTCCATATCCAGATGCGGACCCAATGATAATGTTCGAAGAACCGGTGGACGATGTGCCGTTCGATGTGCCAAGATAC